ATTTTAATATGAATTACAATATGTGTAGATTAAATATTTAACGGAATGTAAAATGAGAGAAGTAGACGTAAATCAATGGAAGGTGAATTATCTCTGGAGGTTAAAATGTTTAACCGAAGAAGAGCTTAAATCATTTAGACAGCAAAAGCTAGAACCACAATATAAGGAGAGAGAAGTGCAAAGAATAACCTTGAAGAAGTATATAGAATTTATTGGTACTGACCCCGCGGCAGAACTATTTGATTGCTCATCAGCGTCAACCAAAGCCTGGAGATACGGACTTAGACAACCCTCTATTAAACAAGCTAAGAAAATTATAAAAGCATCTGGCGGTAAGCTAGACTTTGAATCTATCTTTGGCCCTATTGAAGAGAATGGCGAAGACTAAGAGTGTTCAATTTAAAAGTAACAGCGCAAGATTCTGCGTTGGACTTAGCTCTTGCTTATGCAGAATATGGAATAAGTGTAGTACCTCTACATAGGCATAACAAAGTTCCGCCCAAAGAATTAGGGGGGTGGCAAAAGTTTCAAGAGCGACAGCCAACGACGGAAGAGATTGAAAAATGGTTTAAAGGGCGAGATGATTTAGTCGTCGCTTTAGTCTGTGGCAAGTTTATTGTTATAGACGCAGACACTCCAGAAGCAGTAAATTGGTGTGAAACCAATCTACCTATAACACCCTTTAAAGTAGCAACAGGTAAAGGGGTTCATTATTATTACAACAATCCAGAAAACTTTACTACTTGGGTAGCAAAAAGAGTTGAAGGATATGATCCTGCAAAGCTAATTGATATTAGAGGGGTGGGTGGTTTGATAGTTGCTCCTCATAACATACATGCAACAGGTGCTATTTATACTCCTACTACGATTCCAGATTGGGATCTAAATGATATTGAGGACTTACCAAATCTTACGCAAGAACTTTGGGTAAAAGTTACAGGTGTTGATAAGTTAAACGGAAAACCAATTGCCACTCCTTTATCTATTCAAGGTATGGCCGAAGGTGGCAGGAACGATCAAGCTGCAAGACTGGCAGGCTATTTAATAGCCAAAGGTCTTAATACAGATTTTACAGAGTTCTTTGTTCAGTCTTGGAATGAGCAGAACAAACCTCCGTTGCCAGCTAATGAAATATCAACAACAGTAAACTCAATTCAAAAAACACATGATCGTAAAAATTTACAAGCACCAGCTTATATATCAACAACAAAAACAGTTGCTGAGCCAACCAATCTTTTCTCTCCTCCAGGAGTATTAAAAGATATCTACGAATACTCTGAAGAAATAGCACATATCTCTCAGCCTGCCATTAGCATGCAAGCAGCATTATCTTTAGGCTCTGTTGCTTTGGGTAGAATGTATAGAACCGATATGAATAACTTCTCATCTTTGTTCTTTATGTGTATTGCTAAGTCGGGCCAAGGCAAAGAAAATGTTAAGACTGTTGTTGAGACTATTCTTGATCGAGCAGAGCATAGTGATTTAATGGCAGGAGACGGCTATACATCAAGCGGAGCTATCTACAGCTTACTTAGATATAAACCAACTCATATAACTGTTATGGATGAGTTTGGTAAAAGGTTGGAAAGCATATCTAAATCTAGTAACTCAAACAAAGAAGACGCTCTGCAAGTGTTAATGGAAACTTGGGGTAGGTGTCATGGCGTTCTAAGACCAGATAACTATTCAATGATGACTCTAACCAATAAACAACAAAAGGAAGTCTTGGATAGATCTACAATCAAACCTGCTATTACCTTAGTTGGTATGAGTGTTCCTAAAAACTTTTACGGCGCTCTCTCTACAGGTCGTATTGTTGACGGCTTCTTAAATAGATTTATTGTTGTGGAATCTCACGTGCCAAGAACAGTTGGAAAAATGGTGTCCTTTGTTGAGCCACCTCAATCTACTTATGATTGGGTGTCGCATGTAAGACAGGTTGATAACGAAATGGAGCAGATTTCTAGAGACAACGCTGAATTAGATTTTAAACAAAGGATTATAAAGTTTGATGATGACTCTAATGACTTGTTTGACAAGTTAGCTTACAAGCTAGTTGACCAACAAAATGCTTTAGAGAAAGAAGGTCTTGAGGTCTTGCTTTCTAGAACCAGGGAAAAAGCAATGCGTCTTGCCTTAATAGGGGCTTTGGCAGATGACAGAAAAACCAAAGTAATTAAAGGCGATGTAACTCAATGGGCTATTGATTATGTTTATTACTACGATCAAATGCTGATAGAGAACTGCAAAGATAAAGTTGCTGGGTCTGAAATGGAAGGCCGTATTAAACAGATACTTAGCTTTATTAGGTCGCAAGGGGATTGGGGTATAAGTAAGCGTGATATTGATAGGCGTGAGATATTTAGATCAATGAAGTCATATGAAGTAAAAGAAATTATAGAAAGATTAAAAAACTCAGGGGAAATACAAGAGAAAGATTTAAAGGCGAAGGGAACGGGAAGACCAACAAAACGTATTGTTGCGATCGACCCAGAATTTTTTAACGAGGACTAATGAAAAGATTTATTAATGGATTATTTAACAGATTTTTAGAATGGTCTTTCCAAAGAAATAAAAACAAGCAATTTAAAAGAAGGTATAAAGATTAATAGGAGATACAGATGGATAATCCAAAACCAAAGATGGAGAATATTAATGACCAGAAGCGTGAAGAGCGCGTTGCTGGTTTTATAGAGGGACTCTGGAATGTTAGATGCCATAAACTACCAGTTAGTTACGGCCTAGATTACTGGTGTGAATCTAAAGAAATTTCATTCTGGTTAGAGGTAAAGTGTAGGACTTTTGGTATAGAGAAGTATGACACTTTACTGCTTTCTTCTAGCAAACTAAGAATGGGCTCAGCTCTATCTCTTGCTACCAACCAACCTTTTGTAATTGTTTACGCTATGACTGATAGTGTTTACAGTCATACCTGGAAGAGAGATCACATATACGATGTTAGGTTTGGTACAATAGCAGAGCCTATATATGAGGAAGATTCAGAACCATACATTCATTTTAGTCGGGATGAGTTAGAATGTTTATCTCCCCATCCTTTAGGGTTTGACCGAGAAGAGATGGGTCTTGTAAACAATTATAAAAAGGAAAAATAATGGATAACCCCGCCAGTAACAAAGGTTGGTTTTGGGATGATGTAAATAAAAGAATGTATCGCTGGCATGAGCTAGAGTTACTAATGAAAGAAAGAGCTTTAAAGGAGAAGAAAAATGCCAATCAACTCAAGGACCAAAGGAGCAACGTTTGAAAGAGATGTTGCCAAAATACTTAACGAGTTTTTTGAATCTGAAGGTATAGACTACACCTGCAAAAGAAACCTAGACCAATATCAATCTAAAGATCTTTGCGATATCAACATGCCTTACCACGCAGTAGAATGTAAGTTCTACAAAGAAGGAGATTGGTATCAGAATGGATGGTGGGATCAAGTCTGCAGATCAACCGAAGGTCGCATCCCAGTTTTAATTTTTAAATTTAATAGGAAGCCTATTAGGGTGTGTATTCCTTTACATGCAATTAACCCTGAGTGGGAAACAGATAACAGTAAAGTTGCTGTAATGCCTATAGAAGATTGGTTAGACGTGTTGAGAAATAACTGGGAACTTTATTTAATTAAAGACTAAGTTAGGCTTGCTATTCCACCTTGAGCGATATCCATATTAGCTGGATTGCTGCCTATCAAACTTTGACTCATTCTTCTTGGGGCGCTAGGAGCTATTCCTTGAACCTTTGGAATATCCATACTAAAGTTAGAAGCCCCTAAGTTTCTTTGCTGCACTTGTTGTTTAGCATCTTGCGCAGCTCCAGAAATACTAGAAATAATTTCGTCAAGAGCGCCTTTTGATTCTTGCCCTTGTTCACTTTGCTCTATCTCAGATGCAGCATCTTGAATGCCTTCTTTTGTTTGTTCAATTCCCTTTTGAGTTTGAAGGGCGATTTCTCTAACTCCGTTCAGTCTTGCAAATCTTTCTCCAAATCTTAAAACTGTTCCAACGGAGCTTTTGTCTGTTTTTGTTAATAAACTTACCATTCTTGGATTTCCAAAAAGAGCTTTGTAGAAACCCATAGCTGCAATCGTTGGCCAAAGAGATACATTTAATATGTTAATAGCCAGCATCCCAGCAATCAATCCACCAGCTCCACCGCCTCCTTCTTCTGCAACATTAGTTCTCATAGCTCTTGAAAAATTCTGCAAAGATTGAACCATTTCTTTTCCAAACATTGCATTCAAGCTTTCTGTGTCATACATCTTTAAAGCTCTGTCAAGATTGTTAGGTTTAAAAATTTCGTTTAATTTTTTGCTTCCTGTTTGAACGCTGTCTCTTAATATTTGTTCCAAGGCTTGTTCTCGTATTTCAAGAAATGCGTCTTCGCTTACTATTTGCTTAACTCTTAATATGTCATCTGCTGATTTAGGTCTAAATACCACCTTTGCTATTTCTTCTGGAGATGCGTTTTCAATCCTTGAAAAAATATTTGCTGCTTTTAAAGACTCTTGCTCAGCACTTTTAATTGCTCTCGTCTCAAGTGCTTCTAAAAATCTTCCCGTACTTAAACTAATATCATCTGGACTCATGCTTTTTATATTTGCTACCTTGCCTTTAAATTGATTAGCAATTTCAGCCATTTCAGTTGCGGTTAATTTAGGTTTTAAGGTAACAAAATTATCAATGGTGCTAAAAAATTCTGTGGATTTATTTCCTAGTATGTATCGTAAAGTATCTTTATCTTTTAATACTTTATTGGCAAAAGCCGCAATATTTATGTTTCTAGATATAGGGTCATTTATAGATGATTCAGATGTTTCCTTGATATATCTTCTCATAAATGATTGAAACATAGCCCCCCTTTTATTTTCAGGTATGGCATTAACCAATGCTTTTAAATCTATGGCTGTTACATTACCTTTAAATATTGCTTCGTAAACTTGAGATGGATCAACCGCCTCTGAGTTTTTAAGTTTTTGAACAAGCGCAGAATCAAAAGGCTTATGTTGATTATAATAATTCGCATTCGCGTCATTTAAGCTATTTCTAATGTTATTTATTTCTTTGGACTGCTCTATAGTTAATTTCTTATTAGGAACTAACGTTCCATTTTTTAACCTGTCAGCATTTAATACTTTAATTTCAGAATCTGTGAGGGGCTCTAAATTTTTTTGCGCTCTTAATTTATTGAGCGTTTTTATATTCTTCTTGGTAAGAGGTTTTCTGTTAAGCCTTATTGCAGATGTAAGAACTGAGTCTCCTAAATTTTTAATTTTTTCATCTAGAATTTTTATTACTTCTTCAGGTATGTTTGTTTGTTTTCCTCCACCCTCTCCCATTATTAAAACTTTACCTTTTAGTCTTGCCCGCATGTTTATTAATTGAGTAAAGGTATGACCTCCCTCTCTTTCTAGTCTTTCGGGTATTTCTTGTCGCATGTGCGCAAGCATCTTTCCAACTGGACCATCCACATCAAAGTATCCTGAATTTAATTCAACAATTTCCTCTATGTAATTGCTTACATCGGAAAGATTAACTTTAAAATCTGGATCTATATCTTTTACTCTTGCAAACAAATCATCATAAGTAGTTTCAAAACCTTCTTGCATAGTTTTATATGCTCCAGCAATTGTATCTTGAATATTTTCGCCAAGTTGTTCTTTGCCCATCAAAGATGCGTTGCTAAAACCTCCGCTTTCTTCAGCCAAATCTTTAACCAAGCCTTCTATCTGTTTGGTTATATCTTCTTCCGCCATATCTAATTCTTTTCTTTTGGCTCTAACCTCTGCAATTGTTTTAGAGTCAGCTCCATCAAATTTTGATAGCTCTTTTAGCTTTGCTCGTTTGTCTGTAACCGATCTTTTTAATTGATTTAATAAAGATATGTTGTAAGCAATAATTGAGTTTTCTCTTCCTGTTTTACCAAAAATAGTTTCACCCGCAGCTTGCATTCTTCCTGGAATTGCTGCCTTTAAAGAGTTTTGACTGACAACAGCGCCTATATCAAACTTTTCAACTTTTTTATTTTTCCAAGCTTTTTTAATTTCTCCTTGAGTTGCGGTTCTTCCAAGAGAAGCGTCAAGTTTTAAAACATCATCTAAACTATACCTATTAGCCATAATCCAGGCGTCTCTAATTGTTTCTGTTGGGGCCTTTCTTCCTAAGACTGCTCCAAAAGCTTTGCCAACAAATTCACCAAGACCTTGCCCAGCAAAACCAATACCAGCTTCAAACTTTAATAGATCTGCTAATTCGCCAGCGTCTTTATCGTAGAAGCCTTGCATGTTATCTAGAGCCTCTTCAGCGCCTTTACCTCCAGCAGCACCAACGCCAGATGCAATAGCATTTCTAAGCATCGGAGTTTTAAAGAGATAGCTAAGGCCTTTTAAAATTTTAAATTGAGGTGTTAAAGCTGCTATAGCTCCAAAAACAGGTCCAACCGCTCCCGCAAAATCTGCGTAATCTCCAGCAGAACCAAATTTATTTTCATCTATAACAACGCTTTTACTCATTGGTTTTTCCCAATCTAGTAAACCTTGGTCAATTAATATTTGTTGACCTTCTGGGGTAATCGCTAGATCACCCTTAGTTGTCATATTGAAACCTTCTTTTGTTACAGCGGCTCTAAGAACGTTTTCTTTTTCTGTCATCTTTTCTTGTCTAGCAAGTTTTGCTCTTAAGCCTGGAATATTGATACCTGTTTCGTAATCAAAATATTCTTTATCAAAAATAGGAGAAGCTTC